TTGATACCAACCTGATGCATTGCTAGTAGCATAGTATTGAATTCATGAGCATGAGGTGTGTAACGCTCTGGGTTCTCATACTGTGAACTAATGTCCAGCAGTGAGTACACTTCATTCACATCATTTGTACACTCACGTACTAGCATACAACCCATAGCATCCATGCTATTGTATCCTTTGGTGATTTTGTCCTCTCCTGCTTGCACACTCATACCGTGTGCCATACCAAACATTAGTCCTGCCAAGATGGCATTACGCATTTTCATCACATAGTCTCCTCATCGTGTTGATTTCATGTAGCAATAGTTCTGCATCAGCATGTTTGCCCTCATTGTGTGCCTTGATGTATTGTAGTATCAAGGAACGCAATGAGTCATCTAGAGCGTCATCCGTCTGTGAGTTCATAGAATCGCTCCTGAAGCTCATGCTCATTGTAGAATACTGTTGGTTCATTCTCTAGTTGATCGGGATCCATCCACTCAAAGAACTCATCAGCAAGTGCGAGTGCTTCATCAATCATGTCTTTTGCCATCAGTACACGGAATTGAGCAACAACACCTTCATAGATGTCATCACGCTGTGCAGAGATACGCTCAGTGGTAGCGTCGTCGTGAGTGTAGTAGAAGTTGTTCACAGTTTGTTGGCGAAGATAATGTTTGCGAGGTGGTCGTACTGGATGAATTCTACATCCTTAGGGAGCAAACTGACGGCAGCAGCAGCGAAGTCGTTAGGAAACTTCTTAAACATGCGCCAATACTTTTCAACTCCCTCATCATCTAGATCTTCATGTGGCAGTACACGGATCTCCCATGAACCACGAGTGTATCTGTTAGGATACGGTTGGATGTACTCTTTGATGTGTTCAGCGAGCATGTTCATTTGACAAATACCTCATTAGTGTGTTCAATAGTAAGAGCTTTGATGTCTTGCAGCATCTTGCACATATGTGCAACATACTCTACATCTTCTTCATTGGGTTCAAAGTCATAGGCACTGTTCCAATCAACAGTGTTGTCTTCAAACACAGGGGCACCGAACATATAACCATCATCTTCCATTGCATATGCGTTGCCATCAGCAACGATGTAGAAATTGGGAGCGTTCATGATTCTTGAGGAATTGGATCTGAATACAGTGTACTATGTATGTGGGAGGGTGTCAACCCTATTTGTAGAGGTAACCACCTGCCCAGTCACAGTTTTCCAACACCCACTCACGCTGACCAATGATGCGAAGGTCAAAGCGAACATCCTTAGCAGGTGCTTTCCAGGATGCTGCTTTGTACAGTTCACCAGTGTTCTTGTCAACAAATGCGTGGACACTCTTGCTACCATCAGTGCATGTCTGGACGATCTTGTGATACTTACGACCAGTCACAATGCTGAACTTGTACAAATCTTTGCCTGCTTTGTAGTCTTCAATACGCTCTTCCCAGTATTGTGGATTGTCAGAGCTAGGCATCAAGAACTGAGCACGCTTGATGGACTGTTCAAGGAAGTTCTGCTCCAGTGCTTCACAAAGCATTTTGGTATACTTGAGAGCGTTAGCAGCGATTTGCTCGCGAGCGTCGGCAGTAGCAGCGAATTCAGAGAAGGTCACAGTCATGAGGTTTGTTTGTTTGATGAACTTAGTATAGCAAGGGGAGGAAGCGATCACACGCTACCCTGTGCAACTTCTGCAAGTGGCACACGCTTGACGGTCAGACGACGCCATCCACGCACTTCACGGATAGCATTGACAACCTGGTTCACCACGTTGTTGTGCTGACGGTTAAGACCACGCATGGACTTGGTAGCAGGACGTGTGATGTAGAAGATGCTGGTGGTCAGGTCTTCGTTGCAGATGCTGACTTCGTAAGCGTTGGGCATGAGGTCCGTTCCTTTGACTCTTTTAATATACATGGTTTCCGCGCCCTGTGCCACAATAGTGGACACTTCAAGGACTGGTCAGCTTGGACACGCTGATCGCCAGCAGGAATGCGATCATGATCACCACATCCCACGATTTGGTGCGGATGAAGTACGGAACTGATATAGCATCAGATACAACATGCGCTATGACTCCTGCAGTTACGTTCACATGTAGCACAACAAAATAGGCAGCGATGACACCAACGCTCCCTGCGATCCGCGCCACTACGTCTGTTTTCATTACCACTCCGTGATGTTCTTTACCCAGTCTTGTTGTAGCAGTTCTTTTACCTTGGTGCAGATATAGTCATCATTCTCAATACTCTTGCCACCCTGCTGGTGAGCGAAGAGACACTCATCTGACTCAATATGTGCTATGAAATCTTCTTTTGTAAACCATACGATACGTGCATCACACTCTTTTATGTTGATACCACAGAATATCAATCGCTCCCAGTCTTTATCACGAGACACATGGTTAATAATAAATGAGTCCTTCTTCACACTACCTTTCTTATCACGAGTAGCGAGAGAGAACTTAATCTCAGTAAGTATATTACTGATGACACGATCATGTCCAGCAGTGGATGTCTTAGCACGTTTCACCCCATACTTGTACATACACTGGGACACGAATCGCTCACCAAACTCACCCTTTTGTTTGGGTGACATGTACACATACCCCTTGAATGGAGTATCTTCCCAAGGATCCTGTACGTTGGAATCAATGTAGTCACGGAGACTACCATCAGCAAACATAAAGTCAAACATAATCCTTGGGAAGTTGATCCTATTATAGCGTGTGACAGGTCAGCATTCAATCTGTTGGACCAGTTCGTCAACTGTCACCTCTAGCTCTGCTGCTTTCAGTTCAAGTGCCATCATACCAGCAGTGTCATCGTCACTCATATCCATGTCATCCATGTCAGTGAGTGAGAGCATCTTGTCAAACAGCATGTCAACAAAGTTGCGATCGTCTTGAGTGATCATTGTTCTAATTGAGATTGGAGGTGGTTGTACAGTTCACTAGCATCAACATTGTGATGATAGGAATATTGTTGTGTGTGCCCCAGTGGACACCCCATCATCATATCCAGCAGGAATTTGATTTGTGAGGGTTCCAGGGGCACTGAGGTGGTCTCAGTAGTCATTGTGGATTGGAGGGGGGATAGAGGCGCTCCTGAGTGCCTCTCAGCACATCACAGGGGCATAGTCGTCACCATTGTAGCAGTGAATGTTGAAATCAGTCACCTCAGCACCATTGGCGATCAGGTTGTTGATAGAGTAGACAGCATCAGTCTTGACAACAGTGGAGAACGTGGTCATCTCACTCTCAGCACCAGGATGCCAAATCACACGCTTGACGAACCGCTTAGCAGAGGGGGTGCAGGGGTAGAAATCAACTTGAGTGGCAGAATTCTTGAGTTGCATGGTGTGCCTTGCTTTGACTCTCTTAATATACACGGTTTAGGGGTGCTGTGCCACCACAGTGGGCAGCTTGAAGAGTGTCACACGAATGGTGGACCGATGACCCAACCTACGATACTCTTCCTAATACCCTTGGTAACTGGTGTTACTCTGTGAATAGTTTCAGATGGAAAGATTACCATCTGTCCTCTTTTCTTTGGTGCCTTATGTATCTTCACGTCAGGTTCATCACTAACAATACCATGACCAGTATGATATGCCAACTCTAAGTCACCACCTTCGTAGTCATCATTCAACAATACTGAGAATGATAGTTTACGAATGAATTTCTCTGTTGGGTTTGTCAATTCAACATGGTCACGATGCCATGAGTAGTGATCACCTTCACGATAACATGCATATTGGAATGCATTGCCATGATACCAAGGACTCAAGTTAAACTTGTAATGCTCATCATTGATCATGTTCAGGTAATGCCTGAAGAAAGCACCAACCCACATTGGTTCTTTCAATAGTTTAACCTTTGTGGATCGTGATGGCACTTTACGATAGTCACCATCAGGATTGAAGACCATAGCTTCAGCAAAGTCTCCTGAAGATGGGTTATCAAGTTCTTTGATAATCTCTTCTAAGATGATGTCAGGTAGTTTCAGGTCAACAAAACAATGCATTACGAATCACCGTAGATAGGAATAATATCAGTGCGACAGTGCTGGGTCTTGTTGATGTGTTGTTCCCACAGTGCGGCGTCGTCCAAATTGTAGAAGATCGCTTGTTGGCGGGCGGTGCCCTTCTTCTTGTTTTTCATCCACACAACTGCGTACTTCATGCCAAAATTGAGAATAAACTAAAAGGTTAACATAGTGACGACCCCACCGTGAGTTTGCACTCGTAGGCAGTGGGATGTCTTTGAAACAAATGGTAATGTACTCTTCACATATGAAAGAGATGTAACCACATGTGCCATGATAGCACACTGGTTGTAGCAATTCAAAATCAATCGGTTTCATCAAAATACTTCCGATCCTTATTCTCTGGTTTAGGGAGACGGAACATTTCCTTAAGATCGTTCAGATCATTAAGTTGTTTTTGCAGGTTGTCAATTTGTGCCTGCAATTTCAGAAAGTTTTCATCGTTGATTCTTTGCATCATCAACATGTTTTCTACTGCTGATTTAAGATCTTCTTCAGTCATGGTAATCAATAACGCTGTGGTATTTTATCATACTGTAGTTTTTTGACAAGCTTGGGATCATCAATGAATGGATCAACTTCACGGTTGCCCATCATTAGATCATACAAACCACGAGCACGACAGTATGCTTTCTCGTGATATTCTATCACATCATTGATGCAAGATAGCATCTCTTCATATGCTTGTCTTGACGATACTTTGTCATCTTGGAGGTAATCGTCAATAGCATCCTGCATACGACATTGGCGTTGCTTTTCATAAGTGTTGTCAGGTCCAAGAATTGGTGATGTCACGAATAAAACTCCTCGTTACGACGGCGATCAAGGTATTCAATAATTTCACCACGCCACTCTAGCAATTCATGATAGCATTGCTGATCATGTGCATCTTGACGTAGTTCATGATCTGGTTTCAACACACTCTCATAAAAGATGAAGAAAGCATCTTTGCGTTTTTCGTGTTTGGTTGTGTTCCAGTCCATGTAATTGTAGCGTTGACTCAGGTATTTTAGATGGTTATGTGTGGAAATCCACGTTTCCTAATAATTTCTTTACTATTGAGGTCCCCACCCATCATTCTCAGGGACACAATCATCATCGTCCACTTGATCAACTGATGCGATGTCACATACTGGCACCTCGTGCTCACCACCTACAAGATACCATGGCATGGTGATACCATGATACTCTGGATGTGCTTGGAAGTCATCAGGATAGACACGATCACCCAGATACTTTAGTTCGCTTTCTGGAATAGCGTTGTCTCGTAACATTGCTTGTAGCTGCAAGTGTGTCAACTCGTACTGCGTTGGAACTTTCATTAGATCTCCATTCACGTCTCATTTGTTGGTAGGTTTCATCATAGGCAGCCAAGTCTCTAACCTTTTTAAATACGGCAGCAGCCTTGGACTTTTCATTGGTTCGCCAATCTTTCTCTTGGGGTCTGGTGTCACCAGAAACTTCATCGTACTTCCGTCCACTGGCATGATTAGCATACCTACGGGCTCTCGTAAAACCCATCTCCAGGAATTTCCTCGCCATGTCCATACCAATGAAGTCTCTTTGGGTTTTAAATCCAAGGA